TAATAGCTGATGAATTAACTAAGTCTATAGATAAAGCAGCTATACCAGCTTCTATAAAAAAACAATATGATACTGCGCAAGCTTTTTATAAAGATGGTATTAATAAATACAATGATAAAATTATTGAAAAAATAATGTCACGGTCAGATCCTAAAGATGCTTATAGAGCTATTGTTTCTTCTAGCGATAAACCAGCAACTATTGCAAATGCACAAGCTGCAATGCAAAGAATTTTTGGAAAAAATTCAATAGAATATAATAGATTAAACAATAGTTTAAAAGGAGAAGTACTCCAAGGTTTATTAGATAAAGCAGTAGTAGAAGACGCTCAATACGGTGGAAGAATTGTAGCGGATAAAATGGAAGCCTATTTAAAAAATTTAATGGAACTTTTAAACAATTATTTAACGAAAGAGAAGTAAGTCAATTAAATAAAATTACAAATGCAATTGCAGTAGCTAATGGACGTATTGCTAAAACAGGTGGATTACCAGGAGGTGTATTTATACAATTAAAACAAGCTGGAGCCGCTGGCTCTATATTACAATTTGGAGGAGCAGGATTAGCTGCTGGAGCAGGATTACCAATTGCGGCAGTGTCTATTTTAGCTGGCCCTAAATTAATCAGTAAATTATTAACAAGTCCAAAATTTAATCAATACTTAATAGATGGTTACACAGCACAAAACGCTACTAAAGCGGGAGTAGCTTTTAGACAAATTGTTGGTAGAGCAGTTGCGGATGGTGATATTACAAAAGATGAGGGAGAAGCTGCTATTAGACAGTCGGAACAAATAGAGGCAGCATTAAAAACAAATCCTCCAGCTAAATTAGCTCCAGGACAAGAAACAAGATTAGATAAGATAGAAGAAGCACAAAAAATAACTACTGCTCCTAAAAAACCAGTTATGGGTCCTGTTAATACAAATGTTACAACACTACCTCCTAGATCTGCGCCAATAACATCTATGACACCTATGACATCACAACAAATCCCAACGGCTGGTGGTATTACAAATATCCCACAAGAACGTATACAAGATTATACTAACTTATTTGGTAGAATATGAAAAAAATTGTAAAATCTAGATTAGAGAATCATATGGTAGATTTATATAATAGAGTAGATAATTTAAAAAAAGATATTTCGATTATTAAAAATAATCATTTAAAACATATGAGTTGTTCTATTTATAAAATTGAAAAAAAAGTAGATAGAATATTATGGAGCTTGTTAGGTGGTATGGGAGCACTTATACTTGCTCTATTAGCTCTATTCTCTAATTTGGTACAATAATATGAAAGGTATTAAAGCATTTGTAAAACATTTAAAGGAAGAAGCACCTAAAGATCATATCTTAGCTTACATTAGTAATGAAGAAGCAAAGTTATTAAAAAGTAGAGGCGATTCTGGTAAACCTTACAAATACGGAATTTTAAGTTTCTTTGCATCTAGTCCAGGGGATACTGGCGGTGCAGGCGGTGCCGATGGCGCTGGTGGAAATGATGCTGGTGGAGGTGGAGACGGAGGTGGTACACCTAGTCCAGGAGACACTGGTGGAGCAGGAGGTGTTGGCCCAGGATCTGAACCTGATCAAGGATCGGGAGATACAGGCCCAGGAGGTTCACCAACAGCAACGGGAATGTCTCATACAGGACAATCTATTACAAGTTTTGGCGGAAATTTATCTGCAAATATAGCTTCTAATCCATTAGCGGCTGCTATTAGTCCAGTGGGTACAGTTGCAAGAACAGCTATGCAAACAGCACAAGCAAGAAGTATGATGGGTTATGCTAACCCTCAAGCACCAATGGGAGGTGAAAACGATGGTTCCGATCAAGATAAACCATACACAGCAGTTACACCATCTTCTACAGCATCTAGTAGTTTAGGGTCTGCACCACCTTCTTTTTTTAATTTAAGTTCTCAACCCGTATCTAGTTATGCTTTTCAACCATTAGGAGATCCATATAACTACCAGAATCCTAATTTATATCGATTTAATCAGGGTGGAATTGTAGATTTATTAATGTTATAAGTTCGGATGAAAATCATCCGAGACGATACTAGTTTTACGATTACAGATTTTAAATGGGATAAGAAGTATGCTTATGCTACATATCAAAGAGACGATGATCACGGCCCACGGACTTATGCCGTAGGAGAAAAGAAAGTACCTTCTGTAACTACCATATTATCAGCCACACAATCCGAAGAAAAGAAACGATCTCTCGATGCCTGGAGAGAAAGAGTAGGTTACCAAGAAGCACAAGCTATTACCAATCAAGCTGCTAAACGCGGAACCGAAATGCATTATGTATTAGAGAACTATATTAATGAAATAGGTTATTTAAATTTATCTAGAGATGGTGCTCAATCTCGTATGATGGCGCATAAAATTATAGAAAATTTAGAAGGTTTGAAAGTTATTTATGGAAGTGAAGTGAATCTAGCCTATGACAATCTATGGGCAGGATCCACGGATCTCGTTGGCTTATATCATGGTGAGCCTACGATTATAGACTTCAAACAGTCCAATTCTTTTAAAAAAAGAGAGTATGTAGAAGATTACCACTATCAAATAGCGGCTTATGCCTTAGCCCACAAGAAAGCCTATGGGCCAATAACGAAAGGATTAATAGCTATTTGTACCAAAGATTTAGTATTTCAAAAATTTGAATTAGACGAAAAAATATTACAAGAATATGAAGCTAAGTGGTTTTCAAGAGTGGAAAAATACTATAAACTTTCATAATGACAGATAGTGTATTAGTACATAAGCATTTAATTATTAGAGCGGAAGCTGTTAGCCCTCCAATGAATCCTCAATTCTTAACGGGTTGGTTAAATGATTTTATTAAATATATTAATATGAAAGTATTAATGGGTCCTTATGTTATTTATCATGATGTGCCTAACAATAGAGGAATTACAGGAGCTGCTATTATAGAAACTTCTCATATCGTGATGCATGTATGGGATGAACCATCTCCAGCGTTAATGCAGTTTGATGTATACTCTTGTGGTGAGTTTGATCCAGAACAAATCTGTAGATTGATCCAAAGAGATTTTGACATTACAAAAATAGATTATAAATTTTTAGATAGGGAAAATGATTTGAAAGATGTAAGCGGTGGTTATCACGTATACAAAGATAGATTAAAAGATTTAATAGTAAAAAATACTATAGAAAAAGAAAAATTAAATAAAGATAAAATTTTATTACAAACAAGAAAAGAAGTAAATATTAATAGTAATGGTTCTGGCTATACTATTAAAGAAGGACCAAACAAGGGAAAGGTTTTGGCTCATATTCAAACGAGCCATAAAAATTATAATGGATGAATTTATTATTATAGTTATGCTATGTGTTCTTAGCCCTTCAACAGGAAAAGAAGAATGTTACCCATTAGCAGAAAATCCTAAAGTTTTTTACAGAACAGAAAAAGAATGTAATTTACAAGCTATTGAAAAAAGAAAAGAAGTAACAAACGTAGCTTTATCTTATAGATATACAGTAACAGGTGTATATTCCCACTGCCTACAAGAAAAAAGACCCACTACTTGAAAATTACCTAAACACTATTATATAATAGTCATGGTGCAACAATTGGGTTGGCCATATTAACTTGCTTAATTTAACAAAGGAGTAATATATGACAAGTTTAGAATTAATTAATAAATTTCAAAAAGATATTTGGAATCAATCAAACACTATGTTCGGCGATACTTTTGATAGTATTTTCGATAGTTGGTCAAAAGCACAAGCTTTCCCTTTTTACAATGTAGTAAAATATGGAAAAGGTGAATATGCTATTGAACTAGGACTTGCTGGCTTTAATAAAAAGAATGTTAAAGTTCAATATAAAGATGGTGTATTAACTGTTTCTGGTCAGGTAGATGACAAAGAAAAAGAATACATTGAAAAAGGACTAGCAGCTAGAAAATTCTTTAAACAATTTCAATTACATAAAGATGTTGTAGTAAATGATGCTGAAATGAAAGACGGAGTATTGTCTGTTAAATTCGGTGTTCAAGAACCTGAAGAAATTGAAATTAAAGATATCCAAGTAAAATAATGTTGCCTTATAACGAAGAAGAGTGGGAGTTTATCTCCCGCTCTTTCACACCTTACAACGAAATTCCTTAAATCCAGTTTTTAATTTCTTCCCCTAGTGTCTCTGAACTAATTTTTACTTTTCTTTTCAGAGCACTAACAATCATTTCATCTATAGTTTTTTCCGCAAGTATATCAATATATACAACATTCCTAGTTTGACCAATTCGGTGAGCTCTATCCTCAGATTGTTGGCGCACTTCAAGATTATAAGAATTACTAAAATACACAACGTAGGAGGCACTAGTAAGAGTAAGACCATAACCCCCAGTGCTAGGGTTACCAACCAAGAAACGACATTGAGGATCATTTTGAAAACGCTTGACGGCTTCTTGACGATGTTCCGTAGTGACCGCACCATAAATACTGACAACAGATTCTTTACCATAGACCTCTCCTAACTTTTTAATAATGGTTTCTATGTTTTGTACATAGTTTGCCCATATTATAAACTTACCTTCGGCTTCATCCAATAGGTTAAACAATTCTTTTAATTTAGGACATTTATCAAAGGTAGTGATTTCTCCCTCATCTGTTTTAACAAATCCGTTCGTAACTTGGTGTAATCGTAATATTTCTGTTAACTTGTTTGCAAAGCTAACTTCTTTATCTTGAAGAATACTGTAAGCATTTTTCTTTAATTGATCGTATACCTTTCGTTGTTCTTCTGGTAATTGAATAAGTCGTTTTTGATATAGTTTTTCTGGAAGATCTAAACAATCTTCTTTCTTTACTCTAAATGAAAATGTTTTTAATTTTTGTTCTAACTCATCTAGATTCGTAAAATATTGTGGTAGCAATACAGATCTACCTCCCATATTAATTTGTTTCATCACAGCATACCTTGCTTGAAAGGTATAGAAAGAATCAAAACCTAATAACGCTGTATCTAAAAAAGCACATTGGCTAAATAAATCTAACGGCGATTTAGTAATAGGAGAGCCTGTTAATATTCTTTTATATTTTACATACTTACCTAATTTAGAAATATTTTTTGTGCGTTTAGCTGATTTGTTTTTAATGGTAGTAGACTCATCAATGATCATCATAGTTTTTTGTCCTAGTGGCCCAATGATTTTAGATAGAGTAGATACTCCACTAGTATGACTTAGTGCTTCTACGTTAATTAGAAAAAAGTTTAGTTTATCTAATTCATAATTAAATTTTTTATTTACTTTATGTAAGGTAATATTATGTTCTACTGAACAATGCGTATCAATTTCTTTTTCCCAATTACGATATACAGAATTAGGTGCTATGACGACAACGGTATCTATTAAATTTTCACAAAATAAATAGGACGCATTATCAATGGCTACTTTGGTTTTACCCGTACCCATCTCCATAAAATATGCGAAATTAAGTGAAGTTGCTCCTTTTTTTAAAGCTTCTCTTTGGTGCTCAAACGGCTTGGTTTTATATTTAAATTCTTGTTTCATGTTTCGTGTTTCTCTTTAATTATATTAAAGTAAAAAATAATTATATTTTTTTCTTTACAAAGTCAAATCATTATTTTATAAACGAATCAAAAGGAGGTTCTTATGGACTTAGAAGCAGAATCAACCTCAATTAAGGTTGACACTAGCAAGTCAAAAGACATTGCTAAATCTTGCAACGAGTTATTGAATCTTCAGACTGAAATATTGACGCTAGAAGAACAATTAAAAAAGAAAAAAGAAGCAGAAACATTTCTATCTGAACAGACAATTCCTAACTTGATGCAACAAGCTGGTATATCGGCGATTAAATTGGAAGATGGTTCTTCCGTTGAAATCAAACCGTTTTATGCTGCAAAAATTCCTGTATCCAGAGTAGATGAAGCATTTGATTGGCTTCGTAACGAAGGTCACGGGGATTTAATTAAAAACAATGTAACATTAACCTTTGGACGTTCCGAAGACCAAGTTGCAAAACAATTGGTTGACGAATTAAAACAAAAAGGTCATAATGTTAAACAAGCCGAAAAGGTAGAACCAATGACCTTAAAAGCTTTCGTAAGAGAGCAAATAGAAAAAGGTAAAAACGTTCCTGCCGATTTATTCGGTGTTTACATTGCAAACAAGACTAAAATAACAACGAAACAATAAGGAGAAAACATGAGCAAAGAAAATGTGACACAAGCTACTCCCAAAGAAGTAGCTGTCAAAAAAGAAGCGCCTCTTCCAGCGCAATTCAATTTGGAAGAACTAGCAGGACAAGGTAGTGAATATGTTACAGCAAGAGATGTACGATTACCTATCTTAAAAATCCTTTATGCAAATTCACCTGTACTAGATGATAGTGACGGTAAATACATAGAGGGAGCAAAACAAGGTGACATCTATAATGAAGTAACAGGAAGTCTTTACAAAGGTAAAGATGGAATTATTGTTGCTCCTTGTTTGTACATCAACACTTTTAATGAGTGGAAAGATAAAGGAGATAGTTTAGGTAGACCTGTAGGTATACATACGGATCCATCTATCTTAACACAAACTAAAAGAGGAGATGACGGTAAAGACAGATTACCAAACGGTAATTATGTGGAAGATACAGGTAATCATTTTGTTTATTTGTTGGATGCAAATTACGCACCTATTGAAACAGCATTGATTACAATGAAGTCAACTCAAAAAAAGAAATCCAAAACCTGGAATTCTATGATTCAAAGTAGAAGACTGAAAGGTAAAAATGGATCTTTTAATCCACCTGCATGGTCACAAGCTTACAGGTTAAAGACTACCAAAGAATCTAATTCACAGAATTTTTGGTATGGTTGGGTTGTTGAGTTTGATAAAATATTAAACGAACCAAACATGGTCAATACATTAGAAGCTACTAAAGCATTTTACGAATCAGCAATGAAGAGTGATATCTTTGGTAAAATTGACTTTGGTAAAGAAGAAGTAAAACAACAGACAAATAGCGAATCCGTTCCATTTTAGTTTATGCATAAGCAATTAGCTGAACTATTTGCTGGAGACGATTCCAAGTTCATTAAGGCCACCCTTACAGGGGTGGTCAATGAACGTGGTAAGAAAGAAGCGAAATATGAAACGCTTCACGAACCAGTTACGGAAAGTCTTTGGCAAGATCATTTAGACGGTAAATTTAAAATAGGGATACGACCCGAAAGGGGAGAGGTAGCTAAATGGGGTTGTATTGATGTAGATCCAAAAAGTTATAAAGATTATTCCACCAAAAAATACGTAGATTTAATTAAAACAACTAACTTACCTTTAGTTCCTGTATTATCTAAATCAGGTGGGTTACATTTATTTTTATTTTTAAAAGATTGGGAAAATGTAAAAGAAATTAGAAAAGTTTTAGACAAGTGGAATGATAAATACTTTATGTCGGATGAAGTATTTCCTATGAATAAAGCAGTGGGTATGCCGTACAGCAATGCCAATGCCGCTTCTGAGTACGCCTTTAACGAAGACGGTAGAGGTATCTTATGTGCCTCTTTTATAGAATTAGCAAAACAAAAACAAACTACTTTAGCAGCATTACAAAATTTTAAAGAAAATTCTTACGAACCAGAATCACAATGGTCTAGTTATCCTCCATGTGTGCAAAAATTAATTAATGAAAAATGGCATGGAGATAATAGAAACAATTTATTATTCAATGTCTTAGTATTAGAAACAAAAAAGAATGAGTCCATTAGTGTAGAGGACTTAGTGAATATAGCTAGAAAAAGAAATCAAGAAATATTTTCTAGACCTTTAGATGATAAAGAAGTTACTACCTTAGCTAAGTCTATTAAAAAAGGTGGTTACTTTTATAAATGTCCACCGAAGCATCAAGAGTTACAAAGTATCTGTAATAAAGAATTATGTAAGATGAGGATGTTGGGTATACAACCAGAAACACCATCTATCATAGATAAGTTTACTAATATTACTTACGTTAAAGATCTACGTACTATGTATTATGAATTTGATTATGATAGTCAACATATCGTTGTTACTCCAGAAGATATGAAAGATGAAAAAGCTTGGAGAGTTAAATTTTTAAAATATGGAATCTATTGGTTAACTTTACCTAGACCTAAAAACGGCCCACCTCCATTTGAATTATTATTAAGAGAAATAACACTTAGAGCAAAAGAAAATAAAAATATGCAGTTTGAAGAAACATTAGAAGATGCAAGATATAAAGGTTTAAAAGATTTCTTTGAAGACACCATAGAGGTAGATGACTTTAATAAATTAAAAGACGGTTATGTCATATTAGATTCTAAAACTAATGTTTGTTACTTTAAACGATCTACGATTGATGATTGGTTTAAAAATAAAAAGAACAAAGTATTTCATTCAGCTTTGGATGCAATAAAATTATTAGAATGTAAAAGGGTAGACTATGTTGAGGGAGTGAAAAATGTCTGGTCAGTACAAATGCCTGACTTTGTAAACCAGCAATCAATTAAAATTAAACCGAAGGAAGATGTAGTTTCCGAAATGGATGATGCCTATCACACAGGAAAATTTAGAAATCCGCAAGCTTAAAAATATTTATCATAAGACGATAAAAATTTATGGCCCACCAGGAACTGGTAAAACCACTACCTTAGTAGAAAAAGTAGTGCGAAAGCATTTAGCAAAAGGTGTAGATCCAGAACAAATTGCTTTTATTTCTTTTACCAATAAAGCGGTAAACACAGCTAGAAAAAGAACATTAGAAGCTTTCCCTAAATTTTCGGATAAACAATTTAGTCGTTTTCAAACTTTACATAAATATTGCAGAAGATATTTTGATGAAAATATATTTGATATTAAAGAATGTATGATTGATTTTGCTTTGGAAGAAACCATTATCAAACATACGGATAAACGATTAGATGATGAAGGGTTTATTTATAAAGATTGGTCTTTATCTATTTATGATAAATCAAGAAATATGATGCGTCCTCCGATAGATGTATATAAAGAAGAATCGTATAAAGAAGATAATATAGATTTATTTTTAAAAAAAATAACTGCCTATGAATCTTTTAAAAAAGCGAATCCACAAAATCCTTTAATTGATTTTACCGACATGATTGAAAGAGCCATTGATGAAATTACGTTTCCTCCTATTCAAGTATTAATATTAGATGAAGCTCAAGATTTTACTCCGTTACAGTGGTCTGTGATTTATAAAATTGTAGAAAATGTAAAAAGAGTTTACTTAGCAGGAGATGATGATCAAGCTATTTATAAATGGAATGGCGCAGACCCTAAATATTTTACCACTTATTTTCCTGGAAGAAAAGTCGTGTTACGACAGACCTATCGTTTTGGTTCCAACATTCATAACTTTTCACAAATGATACGAAAAGATATTACGGACAGTATTGAGAAAGAATTTAGAGCCAATCCAAATAAAACAGGACAGATTAAACGCTACCTATCTTTTAAAGAGATAGATTTTACCAAGTACCACGGCTCTTGGTTCTTCTTAGCAAGAGTAAATAAAGTGGTTAACCAATTACGTATGATGGCAAAACAAGAGGGTTTATATTTTTCTGATAATAAAGGAAATAAATCTTTTAATGAAAATGAATGGTTGGCGATTAGAGCATGGACAGCATTAACCAAAGGAAAGTCTATTCAGAAGAAAGAAGTACAGGCGGTCTATAAATATATCAGAGAATTAAAAGACGCTTCCTTTAGAGAAGATCATTTTTGGAAAGATCAATCTGAGTATACAGAATACAATTTAGAGTATTTAGAAAAACAATGTGGTTTATATCTACCAGAAGATATGAAAACAAAACCATGGATGCATGTATTAAATAGAAACTTTATACCAAGCCGTAAATTATATTTTATTAGTTTATTAAAAAGATATGGTCAGAAAACACTAGATCAATCTCCTAAAATTATCATAGATACAATTCATTCGGTAAAAGGAGATGAAGCAGACAATGTTCTTTTATTTAATAAATGCGATTATGCTTCTGATTATAATCGTAAAAACAAACAAGAACGAATCGATGAAAATAGAGTTATGTATACAGCTATCACTAGAGCCGTAGATAGTGTACATATCTTATATGCTAAAGATCGTTATTATTACCCCATAGGCAAACATTATTTAACTTACCAACAGGAGAAAATATACCATGACCGATCCAAACATGTTTAGAGAAGCATTTCCATCTTTACGACAAGAGGGAGGAGAGCATTATAAAAAACATAAGATACAACCTTATACCTTTATAACAGAAAATGAGTTGTCTTTTTTTCAAGGTAACGTTATTAAATATGTAGTTCGTTATAAAGATAAAAATGGTATTGAAGATTTAAAAAAAATTATTCATTACTGTGAATTAGAAATAGAACAGTTAATCAAAGATAAATAATGGGTTGGAAAGATTTTAAAGCACAAGCTAGAATTGTAGAAGAACATTTTTCTAAATGTTTAGTAAATCCAAAATGGGCAGACAATGAACAAGATATGTTTGAACATTGGGATATAGAAGGGGAATTAAATGGAAGACTATTAAAGTTTGATATTAAGGGAAGAAAAAAAATTAATCGTTTAGATGATAATTATCAAGATGATATTGCTTGGGTAGAAGGAACGAATGTTCATGGAGCATCTGGTTGGATTAAAGGAAAGGCTGATATTATTGTTTTTGAACGTTCTTCATATTGGTTATTAATAGATAGAGAAGAACTATTAGATTTTGTTAATACTAAATTAAAAGAAAACAATTATCAAAAAGGTAAAGGTATTTATATGATTTATCAAAGAACAGGACGTAAAGATAAGATAACTATGGTTCCTTATCAAGATATAGAGCAATTAACTAGTATACAAAAAATAAATAAATAATGAAAGATTCAGCTAAAGGAAAAATTGCCGAGCTATATGTAGCTAATTACTTTATGGAAAAAGGTTTTTATGTTGCTATAGCTTT